ATGGAAGAAGTAAAACAATCATTACAGAAAAAACAGGAGAACTACAAAGCGGTGTATCTCCAAAAGCGAATAATCTGCAACCGTCAAAGCGTGTACATAAGCGGAGAGATACAGAAACGTATCATGCAGATTGTAGGCGTGATTACAGGCAAACAGGTAAGTATCGGAAATTTCATTGATAACGTACTGGAAGAACATTTGAATACACACAATGATGTTCTTTCGGCTCTCTACCGGGAAGAAATGCAAAAAGGAATATTCAACCAGCCAAAAGAGAAAAACCTATGAATATCATGACTATTGAGGAACAGACCTTTAAACAGGTGTGCGGTCGGTTTTCCGGCTTCGCCAGTCAGGTGGAACGGATTTGCAAAGAGAATACCCGCCAGCCGGATGAATGGCTGTCAGGTCGTGAAGTGTGTGCCCTGCTGGGTATCAGCATCCGAAGTTTGCAGAACTACCGGGATAGCGGTAAACTGGGCTACTCCCAAATAGGTAACAAGCTGTACTATAAATCTGCCGATATTGAAAGACTGATTGCAGAATGTACGGAAAACAAGATAACGAATTATCAATCAAACAATAAATAAATATTGCCCTATGGAAAAGAAAGAAGAAAATAATACGGAAGTAAACCAGTCATTCAAATTGTCTGCCATTGTCGGAATTTGGGAAAGTTTGAACCTTCATCCTACGGTGATGATATACCAAAGCAAGAAAAAGTATTTCCTTTCGATGCTCCATGTATCTGATAACGGACAGGCGAAACCATCCGTTTACGAGATACAGAAAGAAGATAACCGTTACTTCATCGTTGAAGCCTTTAAACGGCTTTATATCGGCTATGATGCGGTAAAAGATAGTATTTCCATATTTTACTATGGCGAGTACCTGCGTAACTGACAGGTGTATGTCTGTCAATCATTCAAACGAATTATAAATCAATATAACGATATAATAATATGGAACTAATAAATGGCAACAGTGAAATAATTAAGGACTTCTTTCAGTCTATGGAAAGAATGTTAGACGGTATCAGCCGACTGGCAAAGGAAAGCAGACCGCATTTGAACGGTGAAAAGTTTCTAAGCAACCGGGAAGCAGCCAAATGCCTGAAAGTAAGCATCCGCACGCTGCAAGAATGGAGAGATACGGGCGTTATCCCTTACATTCAGATAAAAGGCAAAATAATCTACCGTCAAAGCGATATAGAAAGGCTCTTGCAGACCTACTATAATAAAGAACGGCAGGAATAGCCTACCATTCTTAAAAACACACATTTTTTTCCGAAACTGACTAAGAACATTAACTCTATCAGTGTAGTAGTCCGTCTGTGCAAGCCTTTGGAAGAAAATACAACCCGGAGCGTAGCGCAGGTGTGGAGATTTTCTTTCAAACCCGTAGGGCTTGGGCTTGAACAGACGGAATACGGAGCTTACCTTTGTTAATGTTTTATTCAGCTTTGGAATGTCATTTGTTCCCCCAAAGATAGCATAAATCAATCCTATTTATTGAATAATCCCTCGTTTAACTAATTCAAGAAGATTACTCAATTCTTCTGTGTTTTGTTCTGATATTTTGGAATTAATACTAATAGTAAGTTTAGCTTCTACTACTTCCACAGTTTCTCCTTTGGATAGTTGTTTTTCTACACTCTCCATCTGCTTAAGGCATTTTAGTGGAAATTCTTCTGTTTGTAGAATAGCTTCATCTGCTAATTGGGCAAGTATACTTCTGGACTTTATATATTCATCTTCTACCACGAGGCTAAGAGCATCAATAGACCATTCTAATAAAGATGCATATAATTTGCCATAAGTTTTTGCTGTATAATACAAGCCATCCAAATCAGATGCGACTCCCGGTTCTGCATAGTAATATGGAAACATCTTATTAAAAACCGTATTTAATGCTTCAATAATACGAGATAATTGCTCAAATTTTATTGTAGCCCATGAGAGATACTCATTATAATTGTCTATTCTATGACTTGATACAGTTACTATTGAGTACTCATAGTCATTTCTTAGTTCTTTATATTTCTCAACTTCATCGAAAAGACATTGAAAGAAAAAATTGGTTTCATATAAATCTTTCTTTTCAAGCAATATATGAATAGACTTATTAGAGATTTTATTTACTAAATCATCTTTATTTAACATTTTAAATTTTTGCCTTATTTGCAATGCGCTATTAAATAGATATGATAATTGAACTTTTAATATTTCCATAATATTTTGAGCTTTTTCAAACTCAAAATTCCATAATCCACTATTTTTTCTAACATCTTGAATAAACTGAAAAATTTGAGGATTGTCAACAATAGAAGAATAATTACCATTCTTGTTATCGTTCCATACTGGAAGTATACTTAACATACTTTTCAAAGTGAACGTATAAATAGGAATACCTTTTTCCACAGCAGTTAAAAATTCAATGTTAGTTATTGATTTTCCATTATCAGTACATCCATATCTATTGCCTATAATTAGAATAAAAATATCTGCTTTTTCTTTGACAGCATTTATACAATTTTCAATATTTTCCTTATTTGGGTCAATAGGGAAATCGTGTTCCTCAGATAAGATGGGGTTATGTCCCAAATTTTCAATAAAGCATTTTAAATCGGCTCTAATCTGAGCTAAATCATAGCAAGTTGAGCTAACAAAAATATTAATTTTATCCATATCTATATTTTTTTGCAAATATAGTTTATATTATCTTCTGACAAAGGAATTAGCTCTGAACTTGCTTGAAGATAGCATCGTTTATATGATATTTCAATGTATTTATTTCTTTTCGGGAAATATCTGCTTTACTTTCAGCCATTGAGAAAATTTCTTGTGTGCTATGTCCGAAGTAATATTACTTTCAATCACTTGGTATTTACCGTTCACTTTGGTAAACAGTCTTTTCATGTCCTCGTTTACTTTCTGATTGGTGATTTTGGCGTATATCTGCGTTGTTTGGATAGAACGGTGTCCCATGAGTTTACTTAGCGTTTCTATCGGAACTCCCTGAGAGATACACGTTTGGGTCGCATAAGTATGACGTGCCATGTGATAGGTCAAATTCCGGTCTATACCGCATAATCGGGCGATTACTTTCAGGTTTGCTTCGATGCCTGCAAGGTTTGTCATATTGAAAACTTTATCGGTTTTCCTTTCATCTTTATATTTCTCTATAATCATCAAAGGAATACTTAACAATTTGATGCTGCATACCGTCCCTGTCTTTTGGCGTGGTATCTTTATCCATGTGCTGCCGTCCTGTTCCGTTATCAGGTTCTCCACCGACAAAGCGCACATATCCGCATAAGACAGCCCCGTAAAAGACGAAAAGACAAACCAGTCCCTTGTGCGGTAATATCTTTTAGTCGCTATCGGAGTGGTGAGTAACTTTTGAAATTCATCTTCCGTCAAATGCCTGTACTTTTTCAAAGGCTGTTCCGCCACATAGTTTATAAACGGGTTACGTTTTAGTGTCCCCTGATTGATGGCACGTGTGATTATCTTTTTCAATGCAATCATGCGGCTTAAAACGGTGCTTGCCTGCATCCGCTTTTCTACCCTCAAATAGAAATCAAAATCATTTATAAACTTATGCGTAAGGCTGACTAACGGCAAATCTTCCGAATTGTATTTCACGCGGATAAAGTTTGAAAGATGTTTGTATGTCAATAGATAAGAATAATAAGTATCATAAACACGGTTCACGCCTACACGTTTTTCAAATTCGGCATTATGTTCCTGAAATAACTGTAACAGTTGGGATGCTTTTTCACCTATACCGTTCAGGGCGTTCTTTATCCTTTCGGCTGTTACATACCCCTCTGTTTCCACTATCCGGGAATAGTGGGCTTTTACTTGCTTTTCCAAACAGTCAAGCGTCCGGTTTATCCCGGAAAGTTCCTTTCTTTCTTTTTTCGCCCGTCCTTTCTTTGCGTCCCAATCAGGGGAAGAAAGATTAATTTTCGTGCTGAACTGCACAGAATTTGCATCTACCGTTATACGTCCAACTATCGGGCAAGTACCGTCTTTTCTACGTTTGGACGTATTGAGATAAAACAAGACAGCAAAGGTGCTTCTTTTGGCTTTTGTATTCTTTTCCATATTGATAGTTATTTAGAATGATTTGTTTATTGCTCTACGCCAACCAACCGGAATTTATCCTTTATCCGTTCTTCCAGTTTGTCGGTGTCCTCTGATATTTTATTATTGCTGATTTTTGCGTATATCTGCGTGGAACGTAAATCCCTATGTCCTAACATACGGCTTACTGTTTCTATCGGTACGCCTTGAGATAAGCAAATTTCGGATGCGTATGTGTGCCTTCCGGCATGAAAGATGAGCTTTCTTTTCAGTCCGCAAAGTTGGGCGATAACTTTCAGGTTCTTGTTCAACCTGCCGCAACTCTGCATTGGCAACAGTTTCCCGTCGGGGGCTAAACCTTTGTATTTGTCAAGAATTTGCAAGGGTATTTCCATCAGGGGAATTTCACAAGGCGTTCCGGTTTTCTGCCGGGTGGTTTCTATCCATAGCACGCCATCGGAAGCCTTGACAACATTCTTTTCTGTAAGGTTGCAAATATCCCTGTACGCCAATCCGGTGAAAACGGAGAACAGGAACATATCACGGGTTAAGTACCTGCATGGATGGTCTAACGGTGTGGTTATTATCTTCTGCAATTCGTCACGTGTCAGATATTTCTGTTCGGCTTTGGGTCTTTCAGGTGAATAACCGTCAAACGGGTCACAGGTTATAATCCCCTCACCAGTGGCAAGTTTTATCATTTTACGCAAATGGCGCATGATGCCTAATATCGTGTTGGGTTTTAATTTCAATTCCACACGCAGATAAAAATCGTATTTCTCGATGAAAGAGAAATCAAGCTGTGTAAATGGAATATCTGATAACTTGCATTTTAACGACATAAACCGTTTAAGATGGTTCAGGGAGTTTTCATACTGTACCTGTGTGGATAACTCACGGTTCACGCCTACACGTTTCTTAAAATCTTCATTGTGGCGTGCAAAGTAGCTGATTAGTGTTTCCTGCCCGGATGCGATGCCTTGAAATGCGTTCTTTACCTCGCTTGCGGTGATAGTATTTTTTATTTCTTGTAATTTGCGGTAACTGGTATTTATCGCCACACCCATTTTATCCAGTATGGCGTTTACTTCGGTGGCGTGCTTGCTCTTGCCTATTACCCTGCCTGAAATAATATCCCAAAGGGATGCTTTGGCGGTAAGTTTTGCGCTGAATTGTACAACGTCTTTTCCAATGGTGATTTTTCCTATAACGGGACACTCGCCGTTTTTCTTTTCATCGGTTTTTCTTAGGTAGAAATGCACTTTCAAATCTGTTTTCATATCTCTGTTTTTTAAGTTGATAAAATTACCTCCAACAGAGTTATTTGAAATGATGCAAGCCACTGACAAACAGACCTCTCAAAGGTCTAATAAGGACAGCGAAAAGAGAGAAACGAGCCGATTTACAGAAGTCCGTCCTAATTCCTTGTTTTTCTGCCTGTTGCCGACCTCTAAAAAGGGTAACGGATAAGCAACGGAACTACTGCCTGAATACGCTCTTTTTTTCTTTTTCAAGGGTGGACAGCTAACGACTACAAGCGACAAATATACATGATTATCTGCGCTTTACGTTCTATTGCTAATGATTACCTTTTCAGTATATACTTTCGCAACGACAATCACCCTGCAACATGAAATCCCACTCGAAACCGTATCAAAAATGCTGGGACATACCAAAATCACAACGACACAGGTATATGCACGAGTAGTCGATACGAAGGTAATGCGCGATATGGCAACACTCAAAGATATGTATTCACATAAAGAAGATAAATCACCCAATAATAAAGCCGCAAACGAATGAAAGCAACCGTAATTATCAATCAGGAAGAACTGGAACTGAAAGCCATCGACAGCATGATAGCGTATGAGAAAAGCTTCATCACCTATTCAGAAATGAAGAAGGCGGTTAGTGATGCGTTGCAGCATTATGGCAGCAGGGAAGGACACCGGAAAATTGTCCTAAAAGGGTGGATTATAAAGACGATCTACGCTCTCGACAGTAACCAACTGAAGGACCTCGACCGGATTACTTTTGAATACCTGAATGAACATTAATCACTTGAATGAATATTAACCATATAAAAAGCAGAATTATGAAAACAGAAACCAACAGCATGAGAATCGTGAAACCTGAAAAGACAGATACAGCCGGAACTCCCCAACAGGAAAAAGACCCTGAAAAATCGAAATACAAGCCCGTTACGCCCGTTATGCTTGACACCGTGCCCGAAGATGCTGTATTCATCCGATCGGCCGATGTATGCAAGCTGCTCAACATCAGCAACTCGACATTGAGAAACCTGCGCGCGGAGCGAGCTATCCCGTTCTATAAACTGGGTGGGACTTTCCTATACAGCAAAGAAGAAATCATGAATTACCTGGCATCTAATTACAGCAGAAGAATATGAGCAAGAACGGATTTTCCTATTACAAAGCGGAAACAGACCGCTTTCAGGACATCAAAATAAAACGCCTGAAAAAGAAATACGGGTGCGACGGCTATGCCGTATACCAATATGCATTGAACGAAATTTACCGTGTCGACGGTTCGTATATCCGCTGGACGGAAGATCAGCTTTTCGACTGTGCCGACTATTGGGGCATGAACGAGGAACGGGTGAAAGAGATCGTAGACTATTGCGCCGAAATCTGCCTGTTCGACCCCGTCGTGTGGAAGATGAAATGTATTCTCACCTCCCGGGCCATTCAGAGCCGATATATAGACATCTGCAAGCTGGCGAAGAAGAAAATGTATATCCCGCTGGATATTCTTCTCGTAGAACCGGAGCAGCCCATAAAGGAGCCCGTCACTATGCCTCTGTTTGAAGCTGCGACAGCCGCGAAACCGACCGGGCAAAACGTACCAGACGTGTCGGTGTCACCGACAACGGTAGAACCTACTTTCGAGAAAGTTCCGGAAGATTTCCAGAACTTTCCGGAAACTTCTGGAAACCTTCCGGAAAAAATCGACAAAGAAAAGAAAAGCAAAGAAAAAGAAAACAAAGAAAAGTCCTCCTCTATCCCCCTACCGACTATCGGAGAACTCACGGAGGAGGAAGCGAGAGCTTTGCTTTCTTCCACTCCGTTGGGGAGAAACAAGCCTGAAACGACCATTGCAACAGGTGGCAATACAGCTTCCACAACTACCGGGAAACGCCCGCCACAAGTGGAGGAGGCGGCGCGCGAACAAAAGCCACGCAATCCCAAAGGGCTGATAGAGGCCCTAAGCCCTTACAATCTTTCCCCCTGGGAGCTTGAGGAGGTGCTCAAACTGTCCGGACACGGCGAAATAGGAAATCCCGTATGGCAAATTCTAGGCGAAATGCACGGGAACAAACGCCTGCGGATGCCCCGGTTGTTCCTGTTGAAGCGGCTACGGGATGCCGTGGGGTTGATAGCGGGCAGCAGTCACGGAGATGACGGAATAAAAAAGAAATCGGCTTCATAGCCTCACAAAAAACAACAACGATGAGCGAAAACAAAAAAGCAACCGACACGCCACTCTACTACCCCCGCAAAATGCGTACAGGGTGGTGCGTGGCGCACGAAGTGACAGCCGCAGGCGTCACTATCGAGAGATACGGAATACACTGCCAGACGTATGCGGAAGCATACCGGCGGGCGGAAGTGATGAACCGGAAACAACAGGTGGAAACGGAAGCGGGGCGCGAAGGAACACAAGTCGGAGAAACCACCGGTTCGCTGGAACCGTCCGCCTCCGATGGCGAGAAAGGGGGTGAACGATCATGAGCGAAAAAGTAAGCACCATCACGCTACGGCTGACTGCAGAAGAAGTCACACAGCTTGAAATTTTGAAGAATCTTACAGGAAAGCGAACGGCCAGCGAAGCAATCAAACACGTTGTGCGGGAGTACCCCCGTTTCTGTACCCACTACAAGCAGGAAGCGAAGGAACACGGAGAACTGAAACGAAGGTACCAGGAGCAAGGCGAAGCCGTGCGGGGTTTTCTGTCGGCACTCGACAGGTTGGAGAAAGCGGGCAGGGAGAAAGAGTAGGGGAAACGATTGCTAGCAAAATACGCTCCGGAAGATCTTGGCCAATGAAATATTTGCTAGCAGATGTTTCCGGATCGTGTGCTCGAGCTGCGTAAAAGTGCTAGCGGATTCTTCCGGATCGTGTGCTGCAGATCGGGAATAATGCTAGCAACTGTTTCATCCTGGAAGAATCCGGCTGCCGGATTCTGCTAGCGGATTCTTGTTCCCGGTTCGTTCCGGAGCAACTAATTTGCTAGCAATTAACGGGGATATCAAGTTGATGGAGCCGGGATCCCGACAGGTATGTGATAGCAAGTGAAGGTAATAGGCAAGTGCCGAACCAAGCGGATTACTTTCGCGAGCGACTTATCGTCTGACAGCTCACCGTGCCGCCGTGTGGTTCGTGGCAATGCGTGCAGCGGGAATACCGCCGCCCACACAGCCCCGTCCCCCGCAGCAGCACTCCGTCAGTGTTTAATAGCAATATTCCTTCACCGGCAGCGTTTCTCGGACGTTCAGTGTTTCTGTGCACCGTGCCGCTTTCCTTGCTTTCCCGTAGCTGCCCAATGGGCGCAAAGAAAGCCGCCCTTTGACAGTGTTTCTATGGAACGTTCTTGGGGGAAGTCTTCCCAAAAGTTACTCCTGTGTGTAACAGTCGAGGCTGGCAAAGTGGGTGATTACGGAAGTTACTACCGCCTGACGCATACGGCTCCGGCTTCCGCTCACACCCCGGCAAAGCCGGACTACAAGCGACAACCTATGCGGCGGAAACCCTTGCGGAACGGTAGCCCATGCGGTACGGGTGACAGTTGTGATGCCCGGTGCGGTTTCGCTCCGCCCGGCACTTGCTGCCGGGACTAAGGCGAGAATCCGCCACCTCTTTTCGGCTGACTATAGGAACGGAAGTGTTAGCCAGGAGTGCAGCCCTGCGGTGCGGGGTTCCCGGGTTTACGGTTGAGCGGGTTTGTATTGTGGAAGTAAGCACCCTTCGCCGTCCTTCGGGCGCGTGCAGACGTGATGCAGCGTGCACCGTGACAGCAATTGTTTTCCTTCCGCCTTCCTTTTTGGGGGACACCCAAAAAGAGACCGGCAGAAAAACAAAGGGGTAGCGATATTCAACATAACGGGTCATTATGCCCGCACGCCTTGCCATTCAGGCAAGTCGGGTGCATAATGCGTGGTTATGTTTAATATGGATTGTTTTATTTTTCCGCCCCCGGGCGAAAAAAGCCATGCGGACGGTTAACGCCACCACAGTGGTCAGCACCTTTACCGCCCTTTCCGTAGCGTTCGGGGTGGCGGGCGCAAAAGGCACAGCCGTCCCCGACCACCGCCCCGTAGTTACTTCTGCCTGTCCCAAGCCGTGCGGTTTTCTGACCTGTTGCGGGTGTTTGTGCTTCCTGCGGGTTGCGCCTGGCGGCGTGCCCGGCTGACTGTTTACGCCTTTCTGAACATTGGAAATTCCCGGCGGTCGGCTTCGCCGTCCGCTCCATGAAGCGGGGCGAAGCGCCCCGCCGAAGAGTGCAAATAACAAATCCGTGACAATCGGGCAAATGTCACAAAATAAAATAGTAAAAAACGTAAGTTCTTAAAACTTATATTAAACAGAATAGAAATGAAAGAATCACATACAGGTATTGGTATCTGCCGTTGCTACCAATGCCGAATGAAAAAAAAGAACTGCAGCACATCGGGACGTAAATCGCTCAAACGGGCAATCAACAAGTTTCGCCGCAAGCAATTGAAGTTAGACAAAGTAACCAGGCACAATCACTTCGGCGGATATTGGGCCTAAGACTAATACATGCTTTTATCCGCCCCACACTGCACAGGAACACATTTTTTCCCTTTTTTCATCTACCTCTCCAAGGGCATGGATGAACGGCAGACAAGAAATTTCAGATAAAAATACCGCACGACGTAGGAGCGCAGGATATTTTTATCTGAAATAGCGTAGCGGTTCTTGACTGACGGACGGCCGTGACCTATCTTTGTAGAAGAAAAGAGGAAAAATACGCTGTAAAACAGCAAACTTATCATTTATACTTTCCCGTCACTTTATAGATAATTGCGTTTCTGTCTGTGTCATTCTGTTTATTTACGGATAGAACCATACGGGAATAAAACGTAAAAACTCCCGAAAACAGCCGGAAAAGAAGCAAAAACGTACTTGAAACCCTTCGAGTTGTTTTCAAAAATTCATCAGACGTTTTTTTTATTTCGTCAGACGTTTTTTGAAAAACTCCTGATGTTTTCTATGAGACTTTCAGAAGCATATTCCGTTCACCAAATACCCGCAAATGAAAAGCCCGGTGAAATGATTTCTCATTCATCGGGCTTTTTCCTTGGTTTGTTTGCGATGTACGAAACGAGGATAATGCGCTAGCAGGCGTTTTCTTCGTTACCGGTCATTGTTTAAGCTGCCGGGTCTGGAGCTTCTCCGCCGCCTTCGTCAGGTTTCGGATTTGGTTTCTCATCTCCTCCTTCGCCATCTTCGTTCGCTGCGCTTGCTCCTGCCTTGGAGAAAGAATACATTGAAACGGCTTCCTTGATTTCAGCAGAAGGAACATAGATAACACGTGCTTTTTTCACACTGCTTGCTCCACACTTGCTGGCATCCTCGGTGCCTTTACCGGAAACGGAAGGACGGAATGAACCGAGATCTCCCAGGCGGACGGGTGAACCGTTTGCGAGGTTGCGCTTGATAACGACCATCAATGCGTCAAGAACTGCCTTGATGTCAGAGCCGGTCAGTGTACAACGGTCTGCGATCTGGTCAACGATTTGTTTTTGTTTCATTTCTGGAGCGAGCACTACCTGCGCATAGTATTTTGCTGCAGCGGCTTTGTCCTGCGGGTTCTTGCGCAAAGCGGGTTTGATTGTAATTGCCATGTTAATTAGTGTTTTAATGATTAATAATGTTGCAAATCTACATATACGTGCGTGGGCGTGCGGACGTATGTTCTTATCTGTGATGATACGTGTTTCATCATACGATTATGTACATGAAAAAAGGGCTGCGGTTTGTATTCCGCAGCCCTCCAAACAGGGGTTTTCACTCCGATCGTAAAGTTTACTCCTTAATCGTTTCTCTTTTCATCGTCTTTCACGGGACTGTCTGCCCCGGTGAGCCAAACAAAAATTTTACCGATAACTTTCAATACCTTCAACGTCGTTCTCCAAAATGGTTTCATAATGACCTCCTTTTTAATTGTTTCCCGCAAAGGTAGGGGAAATGAAGAATGAAGAATGATGAATGAAGAATTGGCTGCGCTTTCATACATTTACATCTGCATAGTAATTCTTCATTCATCATTCTTCATTCATCATTCTTCATTAAATACCCGTATTCGACGGAGACACAGAAGCAGGGGCATTGTTTGATGTACTCGCAGGGTTCTATGGTACCGTTGTGGTTGAGGTCGGGCGAGAGGTCGCGGTGACCGCAAATCTTTGCTCCGTGGTAGGTGAGCAGCAGGAAGCGGAGAAGGGTTTCAAGGCTTTGTTTTTGTGCGTCGGTGCGGGTATCGGCGGCACGTCCAGAAGCGTCCAGGCCTCCTTCGTAGGCAACTCCTATCGACGGAGTGTTGTAGCCTTTGGCGTGGGCGCCGACATGGGTGATGTCGCGCATGTGATGTATCGTTCCGTCTTTGGTGATGTAATAGTGATAGCCACATTCGGCAAAGCCTTGACGTTTGTGCATGGAGTCGAGGGCTTCCGGGGTGAGGTTGCTTGTGCAACGGGATGCGGTGCAGTGTACCACAATCAGGGTGATGTTTCTTTGTTTAATCATTGTTTTTTGTGGGTGATTATGTGGATGATTTTTAGTTGTGTATTCTTGTTCTACCCCCCTTCCGTCCCCCTTTGGGGGAGACGCTTGTCGGGGGAAGTGCTCTTCCCCCTTGCCGCAGGGCGTTCCCCTAGCAAAGAGGGTTCGGGCTGTAGCCGTAGGAGCTGCTGCGCTAGGGCTTAAAAGGGTGAGCCGAAAGAGATGGTTATCAGTTCCTTTTGTTTGGGGGTGAGGATGCGGTTACTTAACTGGTAGTTTGTTTCCTGCAATGCTTCGAGTAGTTCGGAATCGTCCTTTATCCACTGTTTGAGGCGGATAGAAGCGGATGCAGGTGCAATATTCGGGAAATAGAGAACGGCCAGTTCTTTGAAACCGTAGCTACGGTTGGTTAAACTTTGGCAGTTGTTTTGTTGGTGCATGTTGGTATACAT